CATTTGTTTTGGCGTAATTAATAGAACGTTCTTGTCCTTGTTTCCAGTTAATTGTTTTAAATCTTGATCAACTGAATAGATTAAGATATCAGTATCTAGATTTTCACAAAGATAAGCAATAATATCATCACCTTCAGTATCTTTAAATCGGTATTGATTAATTCCTGCTTTTTCAGAAAGAGCTGGCATTAGGACCTGCTGAAAGTAATCAAAGAAAAGATATTGGTGTTCATCATACTTACGATTTCCTTTGTATTTAAATTCAATAGGGGCAGAAGTAGTTGAAAAGGCTCCAATTTTAAAGAAGTTTTCGGTCCACTCTTTTCTCCAACTTTTTGAGTCAAATACAATATGCACCTTTTCTGGATTAGAGGCAATTGGTGCGATTAAGGAATTAAGATAAGTAAAACAAAAATTTCTAAAAGCTGTTCGAACATTGTCTTTTAAGATAAAACCGCCATCATTAAATAAATCATTTACCCAATAAGCATCCATGGAACGTTTGTCCCTAGATGTTTGAGCTTTTGTTACACTAATTGCAACATTAATAAACGCGTTTCCATCTATAATTAAGTCCATCTTATTGTTCTTTTTCTTCTGTTGGTTCTTGTGTAGGCTCTTGCGCTTTTTTAATTGCTCTAATTGCTGTTGAAATTGTCTCAGATTCTAAAAGATTATAAGCTCCTTTAGCTTGAGCAAAATTAGCAGAAGCGACTAGAACAAAGATCGCTTGATTAATATTCATATTTTGGATAAAATTCTCGTATGCAGGTTCATCAGCATAGGTAATAGTACCAAATAAGATATTTTTAGGAGTAGACTCCGGATTTTCGGCCGGAGTCTGTTGTGTTTGAGTTGTCTCTTCCATCTGTTCTCTAATTTTTATAGATCAGCGAATAGTGAATCGTATTCGTCATCGGCTGAAGTATCAGCTGCGACTGACGCTGCTGCTGGAGCAGAAGGAGTAGTAAAGTCTAGATCTTCGTCAACTTTAGCTGCTGCTGGAGTAGCTGATTTTCTAGGCAAAAGACGAGCTTTGATTAACTCATTCATTCGAGTATCCTTACTTCTTTCAAGAATCATGTTAAGGATTTCACGTTGAGGAATTGCGGAGATTACAGCTTCTGCTACTTTTTCAAAAGTCTCATCAGTCCATTCGCGGTGCAAGTACTCATCCATACTTGGAGTATTCTTAGTTAAGAACTCGGTAACTAATTTAACTGACTTCTCGTCATTTTTAACAGTTACTTGAGTTTCACCTATTTTGAAAATTAATGGAGAAACTTCATCCATAAATTTACATTTGCTCCAGTCACGGAATTGCTGAGTCTTTTTACCAACTATGCAAAGGAAATCTTTTCCTTCAAGTAGGTGGAATGGATTGATTTTACGGGAAGCAGAAAGACCTTCTAACTCATCTGGATTCATTTGTGCATCAATAATCATGTCCACTTGGTTTCTGAATTTAAAGAGCTTAACAGTTCCTTCTAAGTCAGGACGTTGTGGATCTTTTTTAATATACACTGGTGAATGGTGAGTATACCAACGAGAGAAGCTTTTCTCTATTTCAGCAACTAAATCTGGTTCCTCTTTTCTAAGTGAACGAAGAGTTGATTCTATTGTCCAAAGTATTGAAGGTTTATCAACGTTTGAAGGACAATCAACTATTACGGATTCCTTAGTTAATGGATTCCAAAACTTAGCAGAATACTTAGTATACTTGCTTTTTGTTTTGTCTGTCAAATAAGGAACAAATCGTATCACTGATTTGTACGAGCCGTTATGTGCATTTGGATCCGGGTCATAAATGTTTGGGTCCACTTTTGGTTTTGAAGACGCGTTTTTCTTTGCGAAAGCATCTTCTGGTAAGTCAAAAAAATCTGTCATGTGAATAATTTTATTATTTAATATGTTATACTGGATTAATATACTAAAGTTTCTTATAAAAAGAAAAAACCGTACCTAAAAAGGCACGGTTTTCTATAACTTAAAAACAAAAACAGATTATTTGCTAGCGTCAACTAATTTTTGACGAAGAGCTTTTGCACCTTCTTGAACTTTAGTCATTTCAGCTTTAACTGCTGGGTGCTTAATTGCTTTACGAATTTCTTGCATTGTCTTTTTAAGACGGTTACCTGCAGATTTTACTCCTTTGTCGTAGTATTTAACGGCGTCATCTTCCGCTGCAGTAATCAAATCGTTAATTGGACCAAAAACAGTAGCCTGTACTGCTGCGATCTCTTCTTTTAGTTTTTCAAAATCGTTCATTTGTAATAATTTTAGAGTATTTTACTACTGTTTTGAAATAGGTTTTAAAGATTATTGATAATATCGTCTACTTTTGATGAAAAGTTAGCATTTGGATAGGTTGCGACTGCATGGGTTACCCATACTTGCATCACTTTCGCTAGGTCAGCATCAGTCATAAACTTGCTCTTAACTAGTGGAGCTAGGTAATCGAAAAATACTTGATCTAATGGAATATTGGACTCTTGTGATTTACCATGCATTCCTTCTACCATCGATTCAACTTCGTCTGGTAATAAAAAGTATTGGTATGAACCTTTTGCTGCTTTTCTATCCTCTTGAGTACTAGGCTTAACATTAAAAGGATCGCGATTAATTCCGACTTGGTCTAAGTGATTAGTTTCATGAATTAAGAGATCATATACTCTATGAAATAGCTTATTATAGGATAGAGGCTCTTTAGTTGGGTCTAATAGGATGTGTACTTTTATTTCAGGAACAGTTAAGTCTCCTTTATTAACGTAAGTATTAGCATCAATTGAATAACCAAGATCTTGAAAATTAATAAGTTCCCAAGCAAGACCATTAAAATGACTGTCCTCTTTAAAGTTAGGGTTCCGATCTCTTCGTAAATAGACAATTAGATCGAAAAGAAAAGGATCGGTTAATTCAGAGTGGTCAATAATTTGATATTCTTGATCTTCAGAACGATCTAAATCTTTTACTTTATTAATAACATGCTTTGCTAACTTCTTGAGAAATTCAAGATTAACGGATTCATTTTCATTAATAAACTCAGTAAAAGAAAGTACCACTATTTTTCTTTATTATTTATGAAAGTAACGTCAATATCAGTAGTAGTTGGCTGACCGTCTCTAGTATAGACAACATCAACTACTGGCTCAACACGACCTACTAATTTTGCACCTAATGCTCTACGCAATTTTTCAAGATAGATAACATCTTCGGTAGCAGTAGTAGTTTTATCGCCTTTAATAAGGTTACTTATATTTTCTTGACGAACTTCTATTTCGTTTTTAGCAGATTTATCTTTATCGTTTTTAATAACGTTTTCTTTAATCCACGTATCTAACTCAGTATCATTCAGTGAATAACAGTTATAGGTAATTACTACACTTCCATCTGGATACTTTTTACGAGCAACACCCTCATCGGTTTTATCTGTAATAAAGATAAACTTATAACGGGTTGCAGGTTTTGCAGGAGCCGCACCAGCTGCCATTGGATCCATTCCCATAGCGGCATCAGCTTCAAAAATAAACTGAGAATATTTCTTAATGTGCTTAGTCATTGATTTCTCGACATTTTTGATTAAACTGTGCTCTATTTAATTTAACTTTACTAGGTTTCTCTCCTTCTTTAGCTTTTACTGCTTCTAATTCATGTGAACTATTAGGATTAAGGTCTTTAACTTTAAAACGAGCACCAGCATACATAACTACTTGGTTTTTCTTAACTGTATCAAATAGAGTATCTTCTTTGGAATTTTCGTTAATGAATTCGGTAAATTTTAGGATCATTACTAATTCTTTTTAGTTATTTATCTTACACAAAAAAAGCAGCAATTAGGATTGCTGCTTTTAAGTAGTAGGTTATATAGTGCTACCCATCACAACTTAAACAATCAACCATTGCTCTAGCTGCGATATCTCCTCGAAGTACTGATTCAGTTCGCATATAATAAAGAGTCTTAACCCCAGCATTATAAGCTTCTAAGTGTACTTGATTAATAAACTTAGGCTCAGCTTCATTTGGAAAAGCAAGATTTAAGGAAACTGCTTGGTCAACATACTGCTGACGAATTCCTGCTTGTCGAACGATTTCCATTTGGTTTAACTCTTTAAAAGTAAGATAAACGTCTTTTACTGGAACTAGATCAGCTTGCTCCATCGGAGTCATCTTATTTTTCTTAGTAGTAGTGTATACTTGAGGTTCTCCAAGTTTTACCCAATAATTATCAAGTACAGCTAAATCCTGGACAGATCCGCCATCTTCTAGGATCTTATCCCAAACCTCTTTAGTATTATGTCCTATCTTTTCTAAGAGCCTCTCTAGGGAAGGATTTTTACGAATAAAAGTTCCTTTTGCAGTTTGCTCAGTAAATACGTTAGCTGCCCAAGGTTCAATTCCAGCTGAAACGTTTCCACTCAATTTAGAATTAGAAACAGTTGGCGCAATTGCACGTAAATGAGAGTTACGCATTCCTGTACCAACACACCATAGTGGCTCACCATATTCTCTAGCCATGTCCATTGAAGCCCGTTCGCTTTCAATCTTTAATTGACTAAAGATCTTTCTGGTTTCAAATTGAGCAGGAAGACTATCAAATGGAATATTCTTGTTTTGTAGATAAGTATGCCAGCCTAGGACACCTAATCCTAAGGCTCTACCTTTTTCAGCAGAACGTACTGAATTATCAAATCCTCTCATGTACTTAGCACGTTGGATAAACTCTTCAAGTACACCATCTAGGAACCAGGTAGCTGTGTAGATTAGGTCAGTATCTTTCCACTCTTCGTATTTTGCTAAGTTTAGTGAACTTAAACAACAAACAAATGAGTGGTTCTCATCAGTATGAAGGGTAATTTCAGAACAGATATTAGTCATATAAACTTTAAGTCCGTTCTTTTTGTAAGCTTCTGGATTTGCACGGTTAATATTACCTTTGTACATAACATAAGGCTCACCAGTAGCTTTACGTTTTCTTAAAACGGCTGCCCAACGTTTTCTAGCGTCTTTGTCTCCATTTTCTAAACGTTGCATAAAGTCGTCAGATACAACTACGCATTGATGCATATTTAAACACTGACGGTTTACATCGCCTTTAGGCTCCCTAATTTCTAACCATTCCCAAAAATCGCCATGTTCAATATCAATATTTACTGATGCTGCTCCACGACGAACGTTTCCTTGGTTAGTTGCTAAAACTGAACTATCGAAAATCTTGATAAATGGAACAACTCCATCTGAGGTACCGTTTTGAGAGATATTTGAACCCGCTGGACGAACTTGATTTATTCCAATTCCTACTCCTCCACCATGTTTAGCCAAGAGCATTAACTCTAGGTTTTTAGTACCGATATCTGCAATTGAATCTGCAATATCAATTCCAAAACAAGAAATTGGAAGACCTCGTTCAGTACCAGTATTAGAAAATACTGGGGTCGCTAGGTTTAACCAACCCCTAAAGATATAATCAAAAAACTTAGAGGCTAGCTCTGGTTTTTTTAATCTTTTGGCGACAGCAGTAGCTACTCTCCAATAAGCATCTTTTGGCGTTTCGCCAGCTAAGAGATATCCCTTAGATACGGTTTTTACGTAAATTTCAGTATTTGCCCAAACTGGAAAATCAACTCCGATTTCCCAGCCAAATTCTTCTCCCCAATTTTTTATTTCTTCTTCTGCCATTTTATTTGTTATTTTGTTCTTTATCTTTTGTGAAGTCCTCTTTATCATAGATATAGTCAGTCGCTATAGTAT